AATCAATATCATTAAGTTTAGCTTCTTTTAACAAGAGTTGTCTAAACTCTTCTTTTATCTTACACTGGACGACACATGGTCCCCAGTTAAATATATTAATAGGTATTTTCTCTTCCATATCCTGTTCCTTTCTTTCTGTTAGCCCATCTACCATTCCAACCATAAACATTCATCTTGCTACCAAAATGCTCAAAGAATTTATAGTAAACGTCTTTTGTTTTCTTCCAAAAATATTTTATATCATCTATCGTATCAGGTATTGTTTTCATCTTTTCCTTTAAAAAATTTTTTACAGTGTTCAGCAAACTTCTCATCATCCAACTGTTCGGCAAACATGTTTAGCATAGCTTTATATGCGCCACCTGTTTTATAATCATCACTCACAGTCTTGTCGTCAAATATACTTTTATCTTTAAGTTTTATTTTATGCTTTATCGCCATAGTGATCTATAATTTGTTGTAACTTATCCTTCTTTGTAACAGAATACGGTACGATAGCCAAAGCTATCTCTAACGCATCTCTAAAACTTCTTCTCCATCTATACTGCATCTTGTGTTCTTTTCTAGGTTTCAAATACACTTTACCACCAAACTTATCTGCACACCATTGTATCGTTGGCTTGTGTGTCATGACGATTTCCATTTGTATTCGCCAACAAAAATATTTATGTGGTCTATCTTTTCGTTTGCGATCCCAATATTGTTTGTATGTGACGCAACCTTCGCCATCAAGTAGACCAGCAAGATAAGCAAAATCCTCACTTAACGATGCCATAGGTAACCCTAAACACTCCTTTAACACCATCCCAGTAAGCGTCGTCAATCTTGTTTAGTTGACTGCAACTCGTCAGGAATAATAGGATCATAATTCCTAGCCCAAATTTTCTCATCTATTTCTCCTTCCGACCAACAGTTTAAACACTGTACGATCGTATTCATTTCTGTTTTTAAATATCCATTCCCTTTACACTCTGGACATATTCTTCTACCTGTCGACATAAGTGTGACTATACTTTGGAAGCCATTTATAATCTTTTTTTATAAACGTCTTTTTTCGTTTCGGTCTTGGAGGTAAACAAATAACATTGTTTCTAGCATTTTTTATATGCATGTGTTTCTGTAATAATGTTGCTTCCCTCTGTATCACTTCGTCTAACATTCTTGATTTAACATAGTGGCCATCTCTACCTGCGAGATGACACACGTAGTTAAAATCAGTTCCATGTCTTATCCAACGTAGAGCATCCAATGCTGCTCCCTCGTCAGATGATTTAAAAGCATCGTCAAATGCTTTAGCTAAAACAGCAATCCAAAGCTTTTGCTCTGGTGTCTTATTGTTCTCTGTTAACGAAATAACCTCGTTATTTAGAAATGGTGCTCTGTGCTTTGCCATTTAGTTTCCTCACTTTCTCATTTGCTAACTTCTCTATCGTTTTACTTATGGACAAAGTGACATCGGGGTCAATTACTTTGGACAATAGTTCAAGTTTCTTGTATGTTGAATGCGATAGTGAAGCATTTCTATATTTTGTTGTGTCTGTCATGTTCTTTCCTTTCACACAATATAGGATAATCATATAGGATTGTCAAATGGTAAAATTTATAATGATGATAAAGGTGTGTTCTGCGTTGTACGGAGAGTGCATGCCTGAATTTCAACACAAGGTTGTGTTTGATAATTGGTATGATTGTGCCCAATCTGGACTAACAGAAGTCAGAAGTTTAATGATAGATATAGGTAGAGATGTTGTTAACAGAGATAAGATTACAGTTTCATTTGTGTGTGAACCTAGAACTGCAACTTGACATTGTGTCAAAATTGTGACAGTAATAAATTACTTTTCTCACCTTACAACCTATCCCCTTTTTCCCTCGTGGGATAGGTTTATTGTGGTGGTTTATCACTACAAATATAACCAATAACATCTTTGCCTTGATACTTGTGGTAATAATGATTGCTAAATACTTTTCGTTGTTTTCTTTCTGTGACTCTTACATTGTGATGATACCAAGACTCGCATGTGCCTCCTGATACAACTTCAAAAGACTCCATCTTAATATCTCCTAGTGTTGTTAAAAATAACAACGTTATGACTGTAACTTTTTCAAACAATAAACTCTCCAAATATGAATGCGCTATACACTAACATAAGCATAAAGAATGCAATCCACCAAAAAAATATAATTATCCACCACACTAACGCCCTTGGCCTTTGTATAACTTAAAATTTCTTCTGCGGTTCTTGTTCATTTTTTGTAGGCTTGGTCTTCGTCCAATCGAAGTTTTGTGATGTATGGGTTCGTGAATTGTCTTATTTAGAAAATTACCTTTCTTGGCCATCGTCTAGTATAGTATTTTTTTGAAACTTTGAATCTTCGGTTGCAATAACATATTTAATTACACCATTTACTTTCTGCTCTAAATCATAGCCACAGTTTACACATCTGTAAAAATGTGGTTCAAAAGATACAAGAAGAGTTTCTGTCCTGCACTCTGGGCATTGCCCTGTTATGATTTGTGATGTTAAGTGTCCTATTCTAGCCATGGTCTGTACACTACCTTACCATCTTCTCTAAAAGCACGCAATGATTGGTTTCTATTTCTGTTGGTAGAATACGAACAATGTATCCATCCCGACGACGGTTCGTTGTCGCGATAAAATTCTAAGATGAGCTGGTCGTAATCAAGTTCGTTTTTAATGTAAAGAGCCAACTCTCTATTGTCCACACCAGGTATCTCAAAGTCTGCTGCAGCTGCTTGATTGTCTGCCACATGTTGACTGTTAATACTACTGCCAATCTCTACACAAAGCTGTGCACAACGGAATCCTGATGATATAATTAAAGGTTTATCGTAATGTGATCTAACTGGCTGCAATATGTTTGTAGCCAATGCTTTAAGATTCTCAATCTGCTCGGGTCTAGGATTATTATCAATACCTTTTCTCTCTGCAACTTGAGATTTGGTTAACTCATCAAGAGTTATGTTAGCTGTAAGTTTCATTTGTTATTATCGTTTAACCCTACATAAATTACGACACAAAGCAAGATAAAAGCTATAATAGTATTCACTGGTATAAAAGGCTCCATTATGGCAGTATTTTAACGATTTTCTTTCGATCCATGTATATCTCTGTTTGAGCCTTTACTTTTTTACAAGAGAACACAACTCTCTCAGGATTGACCTCGTTCTGCGCGATACGCTTGGATTTCAAACAATCGCTGAGGTTGTTTTTATATACATGCTCTATCATTTGACCGTTTAAAGTTAAGATAAGTGCGAATACAGTTTCTATCATTAGTGACCGCTCCCGTTTCTAATTAATTTCTCTACATCTTCAGTTAACTTCTCTGTTCTTTTCTTTAAAAATTCTATGTTAACCGCATTGTTTCTCATGCCCTTAATCTCTTCTTCTACATCCTCTAGTAAACCACTAACGTGTTCTACAATCATAAATAGTTCTGCTTCTCCAGCTGATTGACCTAACTCACCTCTTGGATATTTAATTCTAAACTCTGAGTTTTGGTCTAGATCTTTTTGCATCAACTCTATTTGAGTTGAGTGTTGATTAAGTGTTTCCTGTACTCCAAAAAAAGCCCAGGTCCCGATGGCAACCATCGCGATCAAACTAGCAACCGTTTTCATCGGCATTTGCACGGCAGCGGATTCAGAAATTTTTAGTGCCATAAATTACCTGTTGAATCTTGACACGATCTTGTCAGATAACCATTTCCAGGCGTTCATTGTAGATTGAACGACTCTGTCCCAGGCTTTTTTAATACTACTTCTCTTCATGTTTTTTCTCCTCAATTTCGTAGAAGAACTTATCAGTATCTTCTGTTCTCCATTGACTTGTATTTTCTACGTTCCACTCAGATGTTTGCACTTTCCAATCAGGCACATTGTTCTTAACAGTGAATGATGGGATATCCCATATACATCTATTGTTAGGTTGTGCTGCATAGTTCCCATCGTCTAGGGCTATGATGTGAGCGCATTTATGCTCGTGCGGTATCTCTGAATGATCCGTATCCAATATATTACTTTCAGGGTGGGCAAAGTCAACCGTAAATAAATATTTACCATGATGCCATTTCTTATCTTTTCC